CGCGGCCGCCCGGTCACCGGCAGCGAAATTGCCGAGAAGTTTGGCGTAACGCTCATTGAGTTCAACCGGGTCGCCAATGGCATTACCCGCGGCGCCGGGCAGATAGCGCAGATAGTTGAGTCGGAAAAGTGGATCAACGAGGACGGCATCTGCGACCGGACTTTCGACCTGGTAACGAAACCAAAGGTCGTAACGCCGCAAGGTAAATCGCGGCTGTTCACCCGGCGCGCCATTGAGCAATCGCAGGAAGGCCGACGGCAGGAGTGCATAGCGCGTGCCGCCCGCCGTCGCCGCCTGATTGCTCAGGGCCTCTACATCGACGAAATGGAGTCAGTGCTATGAAAGCGTGGTCTCTCGAAGAGCTGGCGCTGCTGTGGCGACACTCAAACGCTGAAGTCGCAGAGATTACCGGCCGCTGCATTGAAGAGGTAGGAGATAAGCGGCTTCAAACCAATATTGAGCGCAATGGGTGGGATAAGCATAACCCCGAGGCGGTGACTAAGTGGGAGGCGGCATGACCGATTTTGGAGGATCGACGACGCCACAAGATGAAAAGGACTGCTGGCAGACACCGCTGTGGGTATTCGATGCACTGGATATGGAGTTTGGTTTCTGGCTGGACGCCGCCTCCAGTGAGCGTAACGCACTGTGCGCTAATTTCCTAACCGAGCGGGATGATTCTCTGAGTCGAGAATGGAACTCGTACGGCGCAATCTGGTGTAACCCGCCCTATTCCGATATCTCGCCATGGGTAGAGAAAGCCGCTGAGCAATGCATGGCGCAGAGACAGCCTGTCGTGATGCTTCTCCCCGCCGACATATCTACCGGATGGTTCAGCGCGGCAATGCAGACGGCTGACGAATTACGGCTCATCACCGACGGGCGCATTCAGTTTGTTCCGGTAACGGATGGCGGCAAGCGCAAAAGCAATCCAAAGGGGTCAGTTCTATTTATCTGGCGTCCGTTCACCAAACCGCGACACATCATCACATCTGTTTCGCTGGCAGAACTGAGGCGGATCGGAGCAAGGGAGGTAGCATGAAGATTTACATAGCCGGGCCGATGAGCGGCCTACCTAATTTTAACCGTGCCGCTTTTAACCATGCGCATTTTCATCTCTGGTCGAAAGGCCATATTGTTCTGAATCCTGCCCGTCTACCAGATGGATTAACCCAGGCCGAGTACATGGACATCTGCCTGTCTATGCTTCGCTGTGCTGATGCTATCTACATGCTTGAAGGCTGGGAGCACTCCGCTGGCGCCCGCGCGGAGAATGCCCTGGCCGAGAAGCTGGAAATGGAAATTATCTTCCAGGAAGAGGATCGCGCCGCATGAACAGAGCCTCACCAGTTGATTTGAGAAAAAGCCTCGAAATTGCCAACCATCTTGCGCACATCGGCATTCGCTTTGTGCCGATCCCGGTGGCGACCGAAGAAGAATTCCAGACGCTGGCCGCCGAGCTATCGCGACGGCTTGAGCAGATGGCTGTCGAAGCCGAAAAGAATGAAGGCGGTGCAGCATGAAGGCACTAATCACCAGGGAGCTTAAGGCTCCCTTTTTATTGCTGGCGTTCACCTTCAACAGAATTAACCGACAGTTCCGGGAGTATTGACCATGGACATCATCGACACAGCAGCAGAGATTGAAGAGCTTCAGCGTAACGCTGCCCTTTCCGTTCACCGACTGAACCGTAACGCAGTATCAGCTGAGCATTGCAGTGAATGCGGCTAGGATATCCCGGAGCCGCGGCGCGCTGCCGTTCCCGGCTGCCAGACGTGCGCGGACTGCCAGGGTGTTATCGAACTAAGGAAGAAGCTGCGAGGTGCGTGATGTTTGCACTCATTCAACGGGGTCAGATTTACGCTGACCAGCACGGTTGGCCCGTCATCATCCACAGTTGCACATCACAGATAGTCCGATACTGGCGACAGGGCCGGATCAACACCGCTTCAATCGACCGATTCAACAATGATTTTGAGCATCTCGATCACCGTGAGGCGGCACAGATACGCGTCGAACTGGAGACGAGCGAGCACATTAAATCGCTCCGCGCCCAGCGTGCGGCATGAGGAGAACTATGAGCACCATTCAGGACATCCGAAACCAGCTATCAACCCTAGTCACCGAGGCGCACAAGGTTGCATGCGCCCTCGATATAGGTGACGAGCGAACCGAGGCCTTTGAGCTATACGAAGCACTTCGTCGACTTCAGCGGCAGGGCGTCGCCGGAGAGATTTTATCAGCAACTAACCCACTCCTCGCCTCACCATATTACGACGAGGACTGGGACGAAGATGAAGACGACTAACGCAACCTATAGCCAGTTATGAGCTGGCTATTGGGTGCGAAAGCACTGCAACGTCATCCCTTTTGCCCTCCACCGTGAGGGCATTCTTTTTGGGAGTTCACCATGCAATCAAACCCCATGACCTGGCTCATCGCCGCACTTATGGCGCTGGGCGCTCTCATCTCATTTCTTCACGAACCGGAAGGTGTGCAATGGCTGCTTTTTATTTGGGAGCAATAGTCCAGAAGAAGACCGGCGGTATCCATGGCGTGGTGGATAGCCTTCAGGACCCGGACGGCGACCATCCACAGTTCTGGGTGCGGTGGGACGACAGAAATTATTCAGTGCATCCGGAAAACGAATTACGCGCGGCCACGCCAGACGGTCCGCAGTTTTATAAATCGATGTCATAGGAGGGGAGATGGTTACAGCTGAGCCACTCACTGCGCAGAAGGCGGCAAAACTCCTGAAGGTCTCTCCGAGGACTGTTTACCGCCTCATCGACTCAGGCCAACTCGCCGGGAAGAAGATTGGGAACAAATACCGCACGACCGACGTCGCCTGTATTGCGTATTTACATGACCCGCGCGATCCTGTTTCCGCGAGCGCGGGTGAACATAAAGGAGAAATTTTATGTCAATCACCCTCAGAGGCGGCGTCTGGCACTGTCATTTCGTTACGCCGTCAGGGAAAAGAATTAGACGATCTCTTGGCACGGGGGACAAGAAACAAGCGCAGGAGTTGCACGACAAGCTGAAGGCTGAAGCGTGGCGGGTGGATAAAATCGGGGAACTGCCGACGAGGACGTTTGAGGAATGTTGCATCAGGTGGATCCGAGAGAAAGAGCATAAGCGATCCCTCGATGACGATAAGACCAAAATCGAATACTTCCTTCGGCATTTCTCCGGCCGGGATATTTCGACCATCACGGCGGACCAGGTAAACGAAGCAGTTTCGAAGATGGTCAACCGCAAGCACATCCAGGTGTGGGAGTCGCGCCGGGACGCTGCTATACGTCGGGGAAAGGAGCCGCCGCCGTACACTGAAAAGCCAGTAAGCCAGGCTACAAAGAGCCAGCACCTGTCTTTTATGCGATCGCTGCTGAAAACTGCAGCCAATGACTGGGGATGGATAAAGTCGGCCCCCGTCATTAAGACCAAAAAGCCAATCAGCAAACGCATCCGCTGGCTGACCAGGGAAGAGGCAGAACGGCTTATCGCCTGCATGCCTGAGTCGATAAAGCCGGTGGTGATATTTGCGCTGGCAACCGGCCTGCGCCGCTCCAACATCATTGATCTGGAGTGGCAGCAGGTCGATATGCAGAGAAAGGTTGCATGGGTAAATCCGGAGAACGCGAAGGCGGGCAAGGCTATCGGCGTGGCTCTGAATGATACCGCATGCAGGGTGTTAAGGGATCAGATCGGGAAAAGTTCCAGGTGGGTATTCGTTCACACGAAACCATCGACGCGCCCGGATAAAACTGTCACCCCGGCGGTCCGGAAGATGCGTGTGGATGATAACAGCGCCTGGCGCATTGGCCTGGCGAAAGCGGGTATAGAGGACTTCCGTTTTCACGACCTCAGGCATACCTGGGCGAGCTGGTTAATTCAGTCCGGCGTGCCGCTGTCCGTTCTGCAGGAAATGGGCGGCTGGGAGTCGATCGAAATGGTCCGTCGTTATGCTCACCTGGCGCCGAATCATTTAAGTGAACACGCGCGGAAAATAGATGCCATTTTTGGCAACCATGACACAAACATGACACAAGGAGAAAATCAGGCTGGTTTGAAACTGGCGTAAGTGCCTGTTTCTAAATGGCACGCCCTGTAGGATTCGAACCTACGACCTACGGCTTAGAAGGCCGTTGCTCTATCCAACTGAGCTAAGGGCGCACTGAGAAGCGTGTACTTCGCGGTGGTGAAACGCGAAGAATTATACGGTCAATGGCAGGTGAGTCAATGCCTTTTCCGTTTTCAGGGCCAATTACCGCTAGCCGATTGTAAATACGGCTATTTTCTCAACATTCCTCCCTGTTTTACCGTAAAATTTAGCGCTGCGAAAAGGCTTAGTTGCATTTAAGTAACGCCTGCTGTTTTCCTGAACGTCAGCTCGTCACACTAGAGCCAGGTATCCCGGCCGCCTGGAGGCTGACAGACAACAGGACAATGGAGTGACAGCGCAAAACCTGATCGATACGCCCCCCCGGTTACAGTACCTCTCTCAGGACATCGTCGGCATTAAGCTTGAGCCTATCGTCGCCCTCGCCTCTTTGCGTCAGGTTGGCGTCGAGGTCCTTAGCGTCCTGGCCGATACGCGGCACAGTGAGGATTTTTTTTGCGATCGGTCCGCTGGCTGGTCGCTAACGCTGCTTGAGGCGCAGCTTGCTGCGTTAAAAAATACGCCGCACGGTCATAACCTTTTTATTAATCTGCCGATAACCGTCCTGACAGAGCCTGCGTCCTTCCAGCGGCTCATCAGACTCCCCTGCGTGCCGCTCAATATTGAGCTTGTCGACCTTGCGGCTTTTTTGGCGCTGTCCGTCGCGCAGAAGCAGCGCGTGGTTCAGAATCTGCAGCAGCTGAGCAGACAGGGGCACGCTATCTGGCTGGATGACATTGATGATGTCTTAGTGCAGTCGTTTTTATCCTGTCGACTTCCGTTAAGCGGCATCAAAATAGATAAGGAAGCATTCTGGCGTTTACGCGACACCCCTGCGCTGAGGCAACTGGTTTCCCTTTGCTTTCAGCTTGCCGGGAAAGTGCTTATCGAAGGTATTGAGACTGAACGCGATCGTACCTGGGCACTGCAGGCAGGCGCAGACTTCGGCCAGGGATATTACTGGCCGTCCTGGACATGGCCGGAGGATTAA